GTTGATATAACGCGGCGATGTCATCATGCCGCACACTTTTACAGATTTTGAGGTCACTCGTTTGCTCCGGGTGTTTAGGGGTGATTAGCCAATTGCAACAAAATCAGCCTGTCCGGTCGTTCCGGATGGGCTCACGTCCAAAACAACATCAGCTACAGCACTGAGCGAAACCACACTGTTGGTTGTGTGTGTGCCCGGCGTTGCAAACAACCGGATATACCGCTTGCGTGTTCCATCGTTGTTAACGTGGAATTTTGCAACGCGACCTGCTGAAGTGGACAACGTGACAGACAACTGCATCGTGCTGGTGCTGATGTCCGTAAAATCGGTTGTGGTGGTGGTGTCTGATTCTTGGATCTTGACCACAACAGGGGCGGCGTTTGTGTTGGCCGCCACTGAGGTTGTCAAAATGATCGTAGCAAAGTCTGCGTGTTTCATGTCTACGATTGTTCCAGCCACTGTTGCTGTAGCAGCAGCCGTCTGGCTTGACAATGCGATGACTGCACTTGTCGTCATGTTCGGTTTCATTTTTACACCTTATGCAAAATTGATTTGTGTGATTTCTGAAAGACCGGAACGCCAGCGAGCCAGCGTTCCGGCCGGGTCCACCCGGAGCGACGAGTGGCTCAATTATTAGCCCATTTGCAGAGCTACGATTGGACCGGCAACAGATGCCGTTCCGCGTTCATGAATGCTGATGTCGAATCGTTCCGTCACTCGCAACGCCAATGCGTCCTGAGCAAAATAGATAGATTCGTCAGCTCGCAGTGTGACGCCGCGACGAGTGCCCATCGTTGCAGCCATGCTCAGGTCGCCAAAGTACGCGACCTTTACGCCAGTTGCCGCTGTCGATGGCATGGCGTTAACAAGGACAACTTCATATCCCATGAACTGCAATGGCCGTGCCCCAGCGATATCCATCACAGCGTTTCCACCAGCCGCAAATTGAAGACGGCCTGCAGTCGTGTGGAAGATGCTGTTGTGCATGTACCAACGCGGCTGAATTCCGGGGAAACGAGGCAGCTTTGCAACGACCGCTTCAAAGTTGCCGATAGTCAGCTCGGCAGCCGTTGTGATGGCAGTCGCCGTCGCGATTGAGCCAGCCAGCAAAGCACCATCGAGCCCGACAATGCCGCCGTAGGTGCTGGTACCATCGCCGAGGAATCCGCACTGGTCTTCTTTGACAGCGAGTGCATAGGCAAACTCGCGAGCGTAGAAGTCAGCGACAGCGATAATTGCGTCTTCGTTCAATTCGCTGGAAAACTGAGTCATCGCTGCCAGTTTTTTCGCTTCCAATCGAACCTGATCCATTGCCGCATCGGATGCTGTGATTGTGTCATTCTGGCCGACAAAATAGGTTGTGAACCCACTCACGCGGCGAGGAATCAACGACACATCAGACGACATTGGCCAGTTTCGAGCGTACTGGCGAAACTGCCCGTACTCTTCCTTCAGGTCAACCATTGCATTTTCAAGCACATCTGGAACCAGATAACCGCCTTTGCTGTTATCGTCGCTGGAGCCAGCCATCTGAATGCCATGATCTTTGAGCCACATTTTCGACGGCTCGTGCTTGTTAATTGCCGCCATCAAAAAGCGGCCTGCAGTATAAGCGTTTGCCTCTGCATCCGGCCCTTTGAAATGCTTTACGCTGCCATGACGCTTGGCAGTTGCTGGCACCTTTACGCGAGGCAACTCAGATGACTCTGGCCCCTTGCTTGACTGACCGGCCACTGGAATGCTGCCGATAGCGCGAACACGGGCTGCTGAGTTTGCTTCGACGCGAGCAGCTCTTTTTTCGTCGGCGTACAGTTTCTGCAAAACGCCGGGCTTGTCGTCAGTGCCCTGAATGCGATCGACTTCTGCCGCTTCTTCTGGCGTAAAGTCGCGACTCTCGTCTTTTGCAAGAGCGACGATGGCATCTACTTTTGCTAGCTCTTCGTCGATCTGTTCCCGAATTACCTTGAGACTCCAAATCATTTTTACAGTTCCTTAAATCGGTGTGATGCCGACTCAGGCCATAAAACAGCGGCGCAAAAAGTCGGCGAAATGTTTTCGCTTTGACTTTTCCGGCCGCTAACGAGTTGCTCAGAAAGGTTGTGTTCGGTGCGGGATTTCTCCCCGCGTGAGTGCATCTAAGCAGATGCCGTCTTAGTTGTCAATTAGTTTTTTCACTAACGGCTGAACATCGCTTTAATCTGCTGCAATCGGATTTCACGCGATGCAATTCTTGCGGGAGTTCGACTTCCCGCTGCTGGCTGGTTTAGCTGTTCATTTTCTTGCTTGCAACCGTACATCGCTTTGGCAAACGATGGAGCGTCTACGATGATGTCGCCGACCTCCGTGGCAAACCCAGCAGTCACAGCCTCCTGTGCCGTGTACCATGTTTCGGCATCGAGAATTGCAACCATTTTCTTGCGGTCTTTTTTCGTTCTATCCGTGTAAGCGTCAATAATCGAGTCACGGTACTTGTCGAGAACGTCAGCCGTCTTCCGAAGCTCGGCGGCACTTCCCATCGCCATCGTCCACGGATTGTGAACCATCATCATCGCGTTTTTTGCCATTACCACGCGATCACCAGCCATTGCGATATAACTGGCAATTGAATACGCCGACGAATCGACGACAACATCGACGCCGCCCTGATGTCGCTTTAGTGCGTTAAAGATTGCCCGGCCTTCGTCCACGCTCCCGCCAGGAGATGAAATTCGCAATGTGACTCTTCGGCCTGACATCCTTGCGAGGTCTGGCAATACTGTTGCCGCGTCGATCATGCCCCACATGGAGGAACCAATTGCGTCGTAAAGAAAGATTTCGCCGGTTTCCAAATCAGACTGGTACATGCTTTGTAACCTTTTCGACTAAGGAGTCATGAACGAAAATTGAATTGACTCGTGTCGTCCCGAGTCGTGTGTAATTGAAATCACAAGCAATTGAATAAACGGTTTCGGCGTTGTCTTGAATCTTGAAGCCTTCATCGATCTCAATGCCTAGCAGCCACGCTGGAACACGCCCTACATCATCCGTATTTGCAGGATGACATTTGTCAAAATGCTCTACCATCAGGATGCTCACCTGATGATTGCTTAACACATGCTGCATGATAAGACTGTCGATGCTGTCCACATCAATGACACAAAGCATAACATTTGCGTCAAGATTCGGACTTGTTTCAAAAGCATATTCCCCGCGTATCTTGGCGCGTGAAAACTTAACAGCCAGTTTGCTGATTGAATCTTCGTCTTTTTCGAATAGCACGCAATCAAGCCCGTAATTGTAAAACGGCTCGATCGTCAACGGCAGCCCCTCGCCGTCGCCAGCACCAACTTCAACGCACTGGCCCGGCTGGTTAATTAGGTTCGCCAACGCAACCAAAATTCCCTGTTCACCAAACTGCCATCCGCCTGACGTTTCTGTCAGCCACTCAAACTCAGGCCGATCGGCCACGAATCCTTCCGTCATACTGTCGCTCCAAGTATGTAATCTGCCAAATCCTCAACCCGCTCGCCCCACGATGCCGTAAGTTCCCCAACTGCGTCTGGAAGTGCCTTTGCCGCCGTCTTGCTCATGACTTCAATCAAGGCATCCTGTGAGATTCGGCAGTGCTCAGCGGCCGCGTATGGCGTTCCTCCGAGTTGTTCGCAAACATCGCCCAGCGTGTGTTGCCATTTAGCGTAAAACTTTTCGACCGACTGAATCGGCGTTTTTGTTTTGACCGCTGCTGCCACTCGCTGCTGCTCAATAGCCAGCAAAGGACGTAGCCGAGAGACTACGGCCATTCGTTGCACTGCTTCTGTTTCTGGATCGTCCTCCGGCTCAGGATCTTCTGGAACGTCCGGCGAATCCTCTTCCATTGGTGCCGTCACTGTGATTGCTGGATTCTGATATTCATCCCCGCCGTCATAGGGATTCATGTCCAGTTTTTCGCGTGCCTCATTCGGGCTGATCACCGTTGCCGCAATTAGCTTCGTCAGGTATTCGGCCTGTTTCAGCGGGTCCATTCGCATCAGAGCGTTAGTGTTAAACTTGAAGTAATGCGTTTCGCTGGTCAACTGGCGTTCGGTCAGCAGCGATCGATTACAGGCAGCCTCAATGTGAACCAGCCATCGGTTAAGGCAGTTCGTCAGGTATGCCAGATGCTTCTCTGCCAGACTGTTGTAAGACACTGACGAATCATCGCCAAGGATCTCCTCCAGACAAAACCACATTGCAGCCTCTTGCCGCTGAAATAGCCGTTGCTCTATCCACTGGGAATCCTTACCGCTCATCGACACCATGTTGGCCTTGATGCCTTCGCGGAGCATGGCAGTCTTGCCGGTGTTTTCCGCACCGTCGTGAGCCTCGCGAAACATCGACAGGAATTTCTTTGCTTCCTCTTCATTGCGAAACATTCCGCCAGGAGCTTCAAGAATTAGAGATCCGCTGAATCCCTTTTTGGCAAGGTTTCGAACTTGATCCTCTGCCGATAATCCAGCGTCAAGACTGTTGCTCATGACCGCAGACGCATTTAATCCAGCAAGGCCATTAAAGCTCAGGCCATGCACAAAAAACACATCTTCATCCGGAAACCAAACCGTTTGACTATCCTCGGTCACTCCGAGTTTTGCCGCTAATGGCTCGTGCTTACACAAAACAGTGCCGTGCCATCGCTTGCCCTCGAACCATTCGCTGCTTGAGCGGTCTGGCAACATTGGCCACAACGCAACTGGCCGTCCGCCTTCGCGCTCAACAACGCATCGCCAGTTGCCGTACAACAGAAGGCTTGGTGCTCCGAACATTTTCCACTCTGGAGCAGTCTGGTAGTCGTTTGGCCGCGTGTGCACGATCTTATGGCCGGCATGAGAACGCTCAATGCTGCTGCCGCGTTCCAGCCTGCGATGGCAGTTGATAGGCAGTTGCGAAAAGTGCCCGGCAATTTTGTTTACTGCATACCAAACTGGTGCATATTCGATCGCCCTGCGTGGCGTTAACTTAGCAGTGCCAAACTCCGGCGAAGTGCCGAAAAAGGCACCCAAACCTGAGCCAACTCGTGTGATAAAACGTCGAAACAGTTCCATATTTGGGCCTTCAAACGATGAATAAAGAACCTGTCGGACGCGATGGAGCCAGCATGGCCAATCTAATGCCCATCACCAAAGCCACGGCAGCGTCGATCTTCTCGCTCGAATTCCGCTTATCTGGCATCATTTTACCTTGTGCGTTGCTGGTTGTCATCATGTTTAGAGCACACCAACGCAGGATGTTGTCAGACTTCTCTGGTACGAACCTATTTTCTCTAATCGCTGCGGACAGTTCCTGCATGGGTTCGTGGAACTGAAAGCAGTTCTGAGGCATTTTAATAACCTCTAAACCTGCCTGCGACAGCTCATCGCCGAGTTGTGCAGCGTTATACGGGTCATATGCGACCGCCCGAACGCCCAGCTCTTCTGCCACTTGTAGAAAGTCATCTCGCAGTGCGGCTACCACGTAACGAGACACGGTCAGTTCACCTCCAGCGACCCAACCGGCCCACGGCTGTTTTTTCAAATCGCGTTTTGTTTCATCGACAATGAAGGATCGCGTGAAAGCCTCATAACGCCAAATGATTTTGCCTTCCTCATCTTCATCGATTGGAAACCGAGCGACCACAGCAAACGATGCAAGGTCATCACGGCCGCCGAGGTCAATTCCTGCAGTGATCGCGTCCGCATGTCGCCAGGATGCAAGCGTCTCTGCCATGTCGTCCCACTCGGCAGGCAGAATAAATCGCTCGTACGCTGAAACCTTGCGATTGCAGTGATACCTGGTAAATCTATTCAGTTCTACAGGTGATGTTTTGGCTTTTGTTGCTGCCTCTCGCAGAGACTCAAGACCAATTGAGACATTGATATTCGGGTTTGCCTTTGGCCACAACGACTCATTCAAAGCATCGTCGTTTTCATCGAGTTCAAAAATGTACGAAAAGTATGACTCGTCAACGAACTCCCCACGAACAACACCTGTTGCGTAGTCGTAATCTTCCTGCCACAACTGGCTTGTGTCATCTCCGGCCGTCGTAAAGTCCCCGATTAATGGCTGCGAGCGGTTCCCAGATCCAGTCATCATCGTATCGTAGAACTTCCGGTGATGCTCTCTCCATGCGTGCTTCTCGTCCATCAACACCATATGAGGATTCAAGCCGTCAAACGGTTTGTCACTTCCGATGCAATGGATATAGCCCTTGTTGTGATTGAACGTGATCTGCTTGTTGATCGGTGTCGAAAGAGCCTTGACGTGTTCCGACTGGCCCCGCATTCGCTCAATCTCGGCATACATCACTTTCTGAACCTGCTCCTTTTTGGTGGCACAAAGTACAACTTCTGCCACATCTTCTGGCCGCCCGGTGAATGGATTTACGTCTGACATCGCTCCAAGTAGTGCGATCCCAGCTCCGAGCGTTGATTTGCCGTTCTTGCGTGCCATCGTCCAAAAGAATCTGCGGAAGCGTCTTGTGCGGTCTTCACATCGCTTCCAGCCAAAGATATTCCACACGCCAAACAACTGCCACGGCTCCAGTTCAAACGGTTTTCCGGAACATTTGCCGATTGAGTGCTTTAGGATTTCAGGAAAGAAGTCGCAGCAGGCCGACGCCACATCGAGCGAAAAGTAATACGGAAACTCTGGACTGTTCTGACGCTCAAGATCGTCCACATATCGCTGCACTGCTGCCCGATGCGAAACACACGACACAATGCGACCGCTCAGCACGTCTTTCACGTACTTATCAACGGCCTTATGTGTGTCGCTTTTACGCTTCATCCTCGCCCCATTCTTGCCATGATTTTGGCGAACGGATCTTCCTTTTTGTCATCCAGCTTTAGACTAGTCAACTTCTGCCGACTGGCTGGCGTCAGGCCCAATTCCGGAAGCAACTTATTGAGTTGCTCGCGAAACTTATTCATTTCCGACACGTAGGCGTTTCGCGTTATTGTTCTGTTGCCATCTTTGTCAAAGCCTTCAATTGCGAGTCCAGTGTCAGCAACTTTTTCGCGGGCTTCGATCCATTTCGCATAAGTCGTGCAATATGCCACAAGCACTTCGCGAGTATCAGATGACAACACGCCGTTCGCTTTAAGGTCCACACTCAGCTCGTTCCACTTTTGTGTTTCCACCTCGCCGAACCAGTCAGGCATTTCTGGCGATA